GCGTCCGGATCCGGCAACACCATCAACGGCGCAGACTGCGTCATGGTATATTCGCACCCCGGGTCCCCCACCTCTAACCAGTGTTTCGGATAACGAATTGCAGAGGTGATCCCTTCACTCAGCGCCTGGTTATCCTGGATTGCGCCATAACAACGGACACCCTCCACCTGAGTGTTTCCAAGAATCAGTGTGCCTTCCGGCAGATAACGCTGCTCATCCCCGTTTTCATCAACATACGTTGTTTTCGCCACCATGATGGCCAGATCACCGTAATAACCTTTAAAAGAAACCACGGACCCCAGATCTTTCAGCGCGGTTTCCAGTTCAGATTTTGAGCCACGGCGGGTATCCAGTTTTTCACGAAACAGTTTAAAACCGTTCAGCATACGCCAGACAGTACCGTCCATAATCGCAATATTGATGGTACCGGAAGCAAAATCGCAGTACGCATCCAGATCATGCGTCGGATCAAAGGTGTCAGTATTCTGTTTTGACCATTCGCGTCCCCCTGCCTGCGTAATGTTATTGGCGGCAGAACGTCCAAAATCCACTTCCACCGTCTCAAACTGTTCACCGCTCATGGTGTACTTACCCTGCAGAACAGCGCTGACCGCCTGCATTTCTTCCACCTGCACAATCGCCTGTTCTTCCTGTTTCAGGTTGTCAGTCAGAATACGCAGGCGACGGTAGGCCGGGTCATTAAGACGGGCCGGATCTTCCCCCGGAAGACGCTCCACCGCCTGCTGATAATCCAGCCGGTGTTTTGGTTTAACATAGCCGGGGCGTAACACGCGGGTTTCACCACCACGACTGCGCAGTACCTTACCTGACACAACCGGAGACACATATGCCGCAACCGGTGTTTTTCCGGTGATTTTATCCAGCATCACTTCCTGAGTATGGAAAGTGACCGTACGACGAAAAAACAGCTCCAGAAACAGCGCACGGAATTTCACTTTCTGCTCGGTGTAGCCGAGCAACTGACGCGTGGTAAATAACCCCATAATTGACTTTCCTTTAAAAACACAAACGGGCCGCATCACGACCCGTTTTTTCAGTTAATCACTTCACCATCAGGCGTGGCTGATGGCACTTCCCACAAACGCGTTGGCTTTTTTCACCGCATCCACCGAATCCGGCCAGACCAGCGATTCGGTGGCAAACGTACCGCTTTTGTAGTACGTCAGTGTGGGCTCGGTCCCGGCCAGCGCCAGTACCAGCACCCCCACAGCCGTTCCGGCTTTCTGACCATCCCATGCCACCAGTTTTCCGCTGGCGTCATCCAGCATCAGTGGCGTCAGTGAAGGCGTGGCAACACTGATACCACTGGTACCTGTTGCGGTATACACCGGATCGCTTCCGGCAAAAATGCGCCCGTCCGCGCGCTTTTCTGTGGTGGTTTTAATCATTTTCTCAGTCTCCTGATTTATCTGAATCACGGATCCCCGCTTACGGCATACTCATCAGCAGTTCTTCTTCCCCGTTCCCGGCAGTTCCGCCACCGGAAACGGCACTGGCGGCATGCTGTGCCATGAAGCGCTCAAAAAGTGTTACCTGTGACGGTTGCGATACTGATGGCGCAGCTGCCAGCAGCGTTTTCGCCTGCTCCACTGTCATTCCAGGTTGTTCAGCCAGCGCCTGTGCCAGTTTTTCGCGTCCTTTTGCTTCCGGCAACGCAATAATTTGATCGCCGGTACTTGCCGTACCGGTTGCCGGTGCCGCTACCAGTAGCATTTTCGCCTGTTCCACCGTCATTCCCGGCTGTTCAACCAGCGCCTGTGCGAGTTGTTCACGCCCTTTAGCTTCCGGCAACGCCATAATCTGCTCGCCGGTACTTGCCGCACCGGCAACCGGTGCCGCTGCCAGTAACGTTTTCGCCTGCTCCACCGTCATTCCCGGCTGTTCAGCCAGCGTCCGTGCCAGTTGTTCACGTCCTTTTGCTTCCGGAAGTGCCACAATCTGATCGCCCGTGCTGTCAGTACCGGCAACCGGTGCTGCCGCCAGTAATGTTTTTGCCTGCTCAACTGACATTCCCTGCTGACCTGCCAGCATCTGCGCCAGTTTTTCGCGTCCTTTCGCCTCCTGACAATTCAGGATCCCCATCACGCGCTGATTTTCCTGTGACACCGCTTCAGCAACGGTGAGATTTTTTGTTGTCATCGTATTCTCCTGTGTAACAGAGTCGTTCAGAGCAGAAACCATTACATCAACGGCATCTGCAGCATTAATCAGTTGATCAGCCAGGCCTGTATCAATGCCTGCCTGACCGTCATAAACGGCAGCCTCGGTATTCATCACCACCGCTGAACTCAGCCCCGTATAAAGTGCCACCTTGTCGACAAACATCCGGCGGGCCTCATCAATACGGCGCTGAAAATCCGCACGCACACCTGTCGGCAACGCCTGAATACTGTTGCCGTCAACCTTGTGCTGCCCGGAGTAAATCAGCGTGATATCCACGCCTTCCTGTGCCAGTTGTTTCTCGTAACTGGTGTGCGCCATCATCACACCAATCGAACCAATTTTTGCCGTCTGCGTGACCAGCCGACGCGTACAGGCCGCCGCCAGCAACATGGCGGCTGAACAGGCCATGTCATTACACAGCGCCCACACGGGCTTCTGTTCCCGCAGACGGTAAATCATGTCAGCACAGTCAAACGCCCCGGCTGCCTGACCGCCCGGACTGTCGATATCCAGTAAAATGCCGCGAACATCCGGGTCGTTCACCGCTGACTTAAGACGGGCAGTCAGACCGTCATAACCGGTCATACCGGAATAAGGCCGCAGGGTACCCATTTTATGTACCAGCGTGCCGCTCACCGGCAGAATGGCAATACCATTTTTCACCTGGTAACTCTTTACCGGACGCGGACCACCAGTCATATAATCGGTAACCGCCAGCTGCATACCATCGGCATCAAGCTGAACGGCCTGCTGCGGAACGGCAAGGCTGCCCGCCCCCATCTCCTTACCCAGTGCGCAAAAGAAAACCCGCGCATAGGCGGGTTCCAGTAAAAGCGGCTCATTAAATGCCATCGCGGCAATATGTGATAAATTACAGCGCATCGCCTTTTTCTCCCGTTGTCTGTCGGATCTGCTGTTGAAACGCGTCCTTTATCCAGACCGGACGCGGAAGACCGGCAGCCTGTCGCTCCTGAGTTTCCCGTAGCTGCTGGCGGAAAATCTCCTGATAGTCATCCCCCATCAGGGCCAGCTCTTTCTCGTATGTACTCAGGCCGCCTTCAATGCGCATCACCGCTTCCTGCACTTCCTTAAGGCCATCAATCGCCATACGACCGGCACCAATCCACTCGGCACGGCACCACCCGGAACGGGCCTCCCAGAATGAGAAACGGGATTTCGGCGGACGGATCACACCACGAATAAGGGCTTCCTCCAGCCAGCAGGCAAACATCTGTGACGCCAGGCGACTGGCCACAAATTTTCGTTTTCCCATAAAATACCGCCACGACTCATTGGCGGATGCCCTGGCACTGGAATAACTGACCTGTGAATAATCCCGGGAAAGCTGCTCATACGACACACCCAGTCCGGCAGCAATGTAACGTAACAGCGCCTTTTCCAGTTCAGAAAAACCATTATCCGCATTCTGGGCTGTCTGCAGATTCAGTGAATCTCCCGGGTAAAGATGCGGAATACGGACCCCGCCAAGTTTTACCGTATTGGTGGCGTAATAACGCGCGTAGCCTTTCATGATGGTGTTCAGGGGATTTTTACCTCCATCTCCCACCCCGGCGATATATTCAAACGCTTTTTCCGAATCCAGTGTGGATTCAATCGTGGCGGCATACATGGCGCGAACCACCGCCGACTGCAGTTGCGTGGCCTGCAGTGTGTCGAGCATCTTGAGACGCTCCATTACAGAATAAAACTGGTTGGCCCCGCGGGTCTGCCCGTCTTCCTGTGGCTGAAACACATGGATCATTCCCGGTCGTCCGGAAGGCAGTGTTGCCGTAATTCGTGTCCATTTACTGACACCGTAGCCGGGCCAGTCATCATCCTGAACATGGTAGGCCAGCGCTTTTCCGTGTCGGTTTATTTCCACCCCGGCACGCATAAAACGATCGCCGGTACCATAACCGGGTGTACTGACACGCTTCGGGCTGATGGTTTTGAATTTCGTCCGGAATAATGACGTGGATTCCGCATCCCATACGGGCTGGACAAAAATTTCACCGTTAAACGTATGGACCCCCACCCCTTCACGAATGAATTCGGTAAACGAACGACGCCCTTCCACATCCATCGTACCAAACACCGGATCGCAGTATTCCATCCACGCCGCCTCAACATCTTCAATAAAAGCATGTGAATCTGCTTCCGACATCCCCAGCCAGCGCCAGTTGGGACGGTAACTCAGACGAAACATGTGCCCGACAATATGATCCTTATGAATTTCCACTGCATTCGATGCAATACCGTTGTTACGGACCAGATCATCCGCGCGGGCGTTACCCAGATGAATGGAAGGTAAGAGCGCCACGTCGGCACTTTCCGGTGCTGGCAGCCATTCTGCCATTTGCCCACCGAACCCGGAACCACCACCAGAATATCCCATGCTTTGCCGTAAAGGCTGCCCATGAATATCCACCAGTTCCCCGTTCACAGCCCCACTCCTGCCGGGCCACGACGCCGTCCGGATACACCCAGCGCACTTTCCAGCTCTTCAATATACTGACGCAGTTCACCAATTGTCGCCCGCGAATACTGAACCTGACGCCCGTCCTTGCTGACGGAAACCACAGCACGTCCGATCATCAGTTCATGTAACGCCCGGCGGGCATCGCATAGCATTTCATGCGTATAAATCATCACTTATCCTCCACTCAGAGCAGCCGCGATTTCTTCAATAGTCATTTCATCGTCGTCCTGTTCATCTCTTCTGGCGCGGGCCAGTGCATCCAGATCCAGTTGCCACCGCTGAACGGAAATGCGCAGCGCTGCATAGGCATACACCAGACAGTCCAGAGCTTCATTACGCCGTTTTCTGGCATCCCACTGGAGTTTCACCCGCCCGTTCACAACTTTTTCAACCAGCTCTTCTGCCACGAGTTGTTTAGCTTCAACATCAGAAAAAATGTCCGGGTTATCCGGAAAACGGAAGGTATACGGTGCGACTTCACTGGCAGATACCACCGGCAGTGCAAAACGCGCATACAGCATTTCCTTGACGGTATCGGAACCCACCTCACACAAAAACACCCCACGCTGGTTTCGCTTTTTTGGCATGGTGATCACCGGCTTGCCGTACACCGACGCCCCTTTAATGGGGAGCACAAAAAAAGTACCGTGTTTTCTGGATCGCTGATACACAATGTCCTGGTCAATACCACCGGTATCCCAGCAGACGCGGGAAATGGAAATTTCAGTGCCATCTGCATGACGGTATTTTTTCCGGATCACGGCATCAACGCGTTTAAGGGTGTCCTCATCTTCCGGTCTCCCCATGATGATCTGCTTGTCAATCAGAAAAGCTTCTTCGCCAGGAGCCCAGCCCCAGACATAAATCTCATAACGGTTTTTCTGAGAGTCGATCCCTGCGGTCAGGTAAACCACCCGCAGGGGAACCTGCGCATCATAGTGGCAGACTTTTTCCAGCAACAACTCAAAGCTCAGTTTTTCTGCCACAGCCTCTTCATAAGGCTCCCCCAGCGTGGTGTTAATGAACGTCTTGACGCCATTCGGATCCTTCAGTGCATCAAGCCAGTCATAAACAATCTGTACCCAGGTGGTGAACGGGCTGTATGCCGTCCAGATGTGGTACGAGATTGAGCGCGGTGGCGGGATTTCCTCATCACCGGCGCTGTAAAATGTCAGACCGTCACGCGTCCACATCCCGGTATTGTCACAAATCCACCGCCCGTCGGTCTGGTCAAGTTCCGACTGACGGATCACGCAGCCATTATGTTCACACAGGTAATACACCGTCTCCGGCTTGCCCTTCTCCCATTTCAGGCCAAAGGTTGTCGCATCATCGCCAAACTTCAGATACTGGGCTTCACCACAATGAGGGCATGGCACATAAAACCGCATAAAATGTGCAGATTCGTTCGCGGCTTTTTCAATCTGGCAAAAACCTTTAATTTTGGGCGTTGAGCCGCGTATGGATTTAGGCCATACCGAACCTTCGATACGCTTATCGCCAAGCAGAGTTGGTGAACCTTCTTTTTCCACATCCGGTTCAAACGAGGAGAGTTCGTCATAGCAGACCACATCCACAGATTTTTCACGGTAGTTTTTGGCAGCAGCTCCGCCCAGACACCAGAATCCCACACCGGAGGAGAAACGTTTCAGGGTAAGCGTGTTGTCCCGATGTTTTCTGCCAAACCACGGAGCCAGCTCCAGTAATACAGGAACGTCTCTTATCGTTGGTTCGACATGGGATTTCATAAAATCTTCTGCCGCAGAATCTGTCGGCTGAAAAAGCAGGCTGTTACGGGATTTGTGTTCAATAAAATAAGCCTCCACCCCCAACAGCATTTTGGTGTAACCAACACGCGCCGATTTAATCAGATTAACGGTGCGGATCCGGTCATTCCCCATGCTGTTCATGATGGCAACCTGAAACGGCAGTGTTTCCCATTGCCCGGGAGTATATGAAGACTCTTTTGGCAGATAATAATGCTGATCAGCCCACTGAACTGTCGTCAGTGGTACCGGAATATTGAGAGATACAAGCCCTGTTGCTATCGCACCGGCTGCATTAGCTGCCTTCTGTGCGTCTGAAATCATCAATCCACCCGCCTACGTTCTCACCAGCTTTAGCTGCAACGTTGGAGGCTTTTGCGATTTCAGTTTTCACCACATCAAGGTGTGACGGTGAAATATCCGGATATTTACGCTGTAATGTCAGCGGCACACGTACAAGTATCCCCGAAATCTCCTGTGCCACACGTTGCAGAATGAAGGTAAACAATTCCGTTTCCAGTACCAGCCCTTCTTCGCGGGCATTTTTCAGTTCCTGTGCATCAGCCTGTGCTTTTGTGAGTCGGTAGCGTTCATAGTCAATGGTGCCGGGTTGTAAATCTGATTCCGCAGCCGCACGCAAATCCTCGGTCTCTTTGCGGAGTTTTTCGTTTTCAATATCGGCTTCGCGTTGCGCATACCACTGAATTGCCACGGCGGTATCAAATACAGATTCAACCCCCTTACTACCACCAGAGACACAAGAGAGCCCCTGAGACTGCCAGCGTTCAATCGTTCGTGGATCCACGTTGAAAATTTCCGCGAGCTTCTTTTTATTAACCTTCATAAAACATTTCCATATCAAATGCAGGGTCCGACATGGAAGTGCTCAAAAACGTCTTTTTCGGGCACTTTCATGTCGGACCTTTTACGGATGTGATTGATGAAAAAACAATGAGTTATACACGAGAAGTACCGACTCGCTTTTTCCCGAAAAATTATCATAAATAGCGAAAATCCGCGCCGCTGCCGCCCCGTGGCAGCCCCCCTCACCGGAAGGACCCGTACAAATGAGAGTATTTATCATTACCATTTACAGATAAGATGACGTACATCATTGAAACGCCATTAAGCTATATACCTGCAGCATTTGTAGTTGCACTCCGCAACTCTGCGACTACGGTTATAAAAGCATTGGCAACTTTTGCCACCGGCAAATCTTCCATGGATTTCCCCTGCCGGTTTTTTATTTTCGTCGATGCATAACATTGCATTTACATCAATACCGTCTATTGTCATAAGTATGTTGTACCGATGCTCGGGTGATATTGGCGGTCTTCGCCAGCCGGTTCTGTGTAGTTGCTCCCTGTGACCGGTTTTTTATTTCTCACATTACAGCAGCCCCTCACCAAAGGGCTGCTGTAATGCCTGCTGTTACTCACAAATCAGACCATCATGATCACCGCTCATCCCTGGACTGTTCCCGCAGTCGGAGTTTTGTTTTTCATTTACTGGTATGAGTTCTGCATCGGGCTATTTCATTCCGGGCCTTACTGTCACCGCGACAGATACAACGCACCGTGTCTCCGGTCAGCGTGGTAATGTAAGCCTCATCCTCTTTTTCTACCGAAATACATGGAATATCCCAGCCCCGGCAATACTCAATTTTTGCTGCCAAGTGAGTGTCACGCGGATAGAACTCCAGACGATACATATCCCCCAGGACATGCACTTCCTCAACCTGACGGCCATCTTTAGTTACCGTTATTTTTTTCAGTGCGTACATACGTACCTCCGTTCTTTCGTTTTTTGAGTAATAAAAAAGGCCGCCACAGCGACCTTTGCCAGTACGTTTACAAACCAACGCGCGCTTTCATCCAGCCATAGACAAACGACTCATTGGCCTCGCGTTTCTCTGCCAGCTCCAGATAACGCTCGCCCTGCGTACAGTTCAGGGCTTTCACCAGTACCAGTTCACCATCCCTGCTACGATTTTTCAGATATGCCCGTAACGCATTAAGAGTACGCGGCCCGATGCGTCCATCTGCATCCATATCCGGATAGAGTTTCCCGCGCAGGTTGAAAACGTTCAGCCAGCGTTGAAGCATTCTGGACGCCACAGTTGGCCCCATGTTCACGCCCGTATCGCACAACTCTGAGGCAATATCCGGAGACAGGTTCGCAACCAGGTCGAATCGTGGTCCGTACCAGTAGTCCGCCTCGAGTATTTCCAGCGCCTGCTCACGCGTCAGGTCACGCATATCGCCATGATAACCGTGTGCGCGGGCAACTTTTTCAGTAATGCCCCATCTGGTCGGTCCACCTTTATCATCCGGATGATTGATGTAACCGCCCTCTTTTCCCAGAATTTCGTCAAAAATTTCATCTTTCGACTTCATATCAGCGCCTTCGTAATACAAGGATTTTTGATACGTTCCCGCGTGCTCGTATCACCAGCACGCAGAACACCAGGTTAATCAGGACAACCAGCCAGTTACCTGGTGGGAAGCGACCACACAGATAACAAAGCGGTGCAAAAGCATAAAGCAGCATCAACAGCCAAGCCAGCCACGACATCAGCGGTTTATATCTCGACTCACCGCGACGATAAAAAAAGAGCGTCAGCACGATAACCGAGCTTAACACCACATTCAGTAATCCGGGAAGGTTACTTAACATTACCGCCTCCACCCCGCAGACGGGAGAACAGCCCGGATACCAGCGATGCGATATCCTGCTGGTGGATGAATGAGAGAATCTTCACCGACACCACCGATACCAGTACCGCGCAAAGCGCGTCGAGAGATGTGCTGTGGAGATTCAGTTTTTCGACCAGGTAAGACGCCATCACATCCGCCCCCAGTACGCCAACAATGAACGACACCAGAAAATGCGCTGCCACACGCCAGACAGAAATCTTCTGTGGTATCGTGGCCACAAACAGCGCCCCTGCGAATGCACCAAACACAATCCCGAAATCCGTTCCGGTAAACAGCCCGAATACCGTCGCCCCGCCGAGCGCCGCAGCCGTGCCGGAACCGGACAAGGGTTCAGACATACGTTTTTCTCCTGTAAATAAAAAAGGGCCTCTGTCGGCCCGTAAAAAAACACCCCGTCAAAGGCACCCGCAGATACCTTTTGTGTGGCGCTATCTGATGTGATGTGCGCCAGGCGTGGCGCGGATATGAAAAAGGCCCGCCGCAGCGAGCCATATGCATAGGTAAAAAAAATGCCCACACATAAGGCGGGCTAACGCAATGTAATGATGAAACAGAGTTTACTTGTATAGATGTTATAAGAATGCGCCGTCAGCCTGCTGTGCAAACTGGCAAATCGTAGGCCCGGAAACAGACAACGACGCATTCTGGTATCACCTCATCCCTGCAACATGCAGGGATGGCTACAAAAAAAAGCACTGAAACTGTAGGCGGTCAGGTCTACAGAATGAAGAACAACAAATCCACCTGCTAGGTCTGTTCTTCACGAAAATTCGCCAGTGCTGATAATAAAGCTATAACTCATCAGTTTTACTGGAGAGCGGGTGGCGGGAATCGAACCCACATCATCAGCCTGGAAAGCTGAGGTAATAGCCATTATACGATACCCGCATACTGTACTGGCTTCCGGAATCACACGAATTACCAGGAAAGCCAGCACTGGTCTTTCCGGTGGCAAGCAACACCCCTGTGAACATAAAGACAACCACCTTCCGGACCAGTCAGAATACTAACGACAGTTTTTCAGACATCAAAAATATATTTGGTGTTCAGTTTTAAATATGTGTATACATTTGTATCAGAAATATACAACTTATATCATCACTGAATTAAAAATCTTTCGTTATTTCTCTGACCGTCTGATTAAAACGTTCCTCTTCCAGTTCCACGCCAATCGCCCTGCGTCCCAGCGACAGTGCCGCTTTTATTGTCGACCCCGACCCCATAAAAAAATCTGCGACCAAATCGCCAGGACGACTGCTGGCAGTAATTATCTGACGCAACATATCCGCCGGTTTTTCACAGGGATGTTTGCCCGGATAATACTGCACGGGCTTGTGCGTCCAGACATCCGTATAAGGAACGACAGCCGATACGGAAAAATAACGCCGCAGTGATTTGTATTCCTCCAGCAGGCTGGCATATTGCCGGTTCAGTTCGCTGTATGTGCTGACCAGCTGGTGGTGTGGCTGCTCCAGTTCACCGCGCTGGTGTTTTTCTGCCGCCACACGTGCAAACAGCGCCTGTAGTTTACTGTAATCGGCCTCATTCGGTAACTGCCACTGACTGGTACCAAACCAGTGCGAAGCCATGTTTTTCTTTCCGGTGGCTTCAGCTATCTGTTTTGACGTTATCCCCAGTGATTCACGCGCATCACGGAAGTAAGAAATCAGCGGGGCCATCACGTGCTGCTTAAGCTCGCGCCCCTTTGCTGCATAACCGTCACTTTTGGGCTGGTATGGCCCCTGATAATGTTCGGCAAACAGAATGCGCTCTGTTGCCGGGAAATACGCCCGCAGGCTTTCCTTGTTGCACCCATTCCAGCGTCCGGACGGCTTCGCCCAGATAATGTGGTTCAGCACATTAAAACGTTCACGCATCATGAGTTCGGTGTCAGATGCCAGGCGATGACCACAGAACAGGTAAAGACTTCCGGCAGGTTTTAATACCCGCCAGAACTGCACCAGACACTGGTCCAGCCAGTGCAGGTAATCATCATCACCCTTCCACTGGTTATCCCAGCCCTCAGGCTTCACTTTAAAGTATGGCGGGTCTGTGACTATCAGATCGACAGAGTTTTCCGGTAAGGTCCGGATAAATTCCAGGCAATCAGCGTTGATTAACCCACAACTGGATATTTTTACAGTATTAGCCATAGATCAATAAGCACTTCTCTGATAGGCTCATACCGCTTTTGCGCAAAGCAGATGGGCCTGAGGTTTGCTT